CTCAACAGGTCACAGAAGGTGGCAAAGTGATTCCAATAGGCTCTAATCGGCCCACAGAGGTTGAAGAGAGACTAATAAATCAGCTTGTTGGGCGTGAATCACCGAGAGTTCACTCAAAATTGCTTGATTTGCCCTCTCGTGGACTTGAAATCATAGATTTTGCCGATTCAATTGGGATTCCGATGCTGCCGTGGCAAAAATGGTTGGCAATGGAAGCTCACAAAGTAAAGCCAGACGGCAGATGGGCTCATCCTCTAATTACATGTGTCGTTGCGAGACAACAAGGAAAGACTACGCTCATGAAGCTGCGGATTTTGGCTGGTCTGTTTTTGTGGCGCGACGGCTTACAGATCGGTACAGCTCATCGACTTACGACATCGCTAGAGACTTTTAGAGATCTTGTAAACATTATTGAAGAGAACGAATCGCTTGCATCTCAAGTCAAGAAGATCCGATGGGCACATGGATCAGAAGAGATCGAGCTTCAATCCAAATTCGGTGGATCTCGTTACATGGTCAAAGCTGGTGGATCGGCAGCGCGTGGAATTTCAAAGCCGGAGACGGTTTTCGTGGATGAAACAAGAGAACTCAAAGATGAGACGACTTGGGCATCGCTTAGATACACAATGATGGCTGCCAAGAATCCACAGCTGTGGACACTCAGCAACGCCGGAGACCAACATAGCATTGTGCTCAATCAGCTGCGCGAAAGAGGAATGTCAGCTGCCAAAGGTGATGACATCGGTTATTTCGAATGGTCATCAAATTACGAAAAGATCGATGATTCGCCAGCATTTTGGAAAGGTGCTGCGATGGCCAATCCAGCACTAGGCCACACCGTACACATCGACAATCTGCGAGCTGTGCTCAACGATCCGCCAGATGTTGTAAAGACAGAAGTTTTATGTCGCTGGGTGGCGACGATCTCAGCTGCTATCCCTAGCGAGGAATGGAATGAATGCGGAGAGGATGATTTGGAATTGGATCCAGAGAAAACAACATGGCTTGCCGTAGATTGCTCGCCGGATCGTAGATCGGCAGCTCTTGTCGCCGCTCAGCAAATCGATTCGGAACGATTCTTTGTAAAGCTCTTGCACACTTGGAATAATCCAATCTCGCTGGACGATAAAGCTGTGGCAAATGACATTGCTCCGTATTGTCGCGAATTCCCAGTTGAAGTCGTTGCTTATAGCAAGAGAACAAGCTCTGCGATTGCGGCGCGACTTGTGCCAGCCGGTATCCCAATTACAGACATTGATGGTGCACTCTATGGACAATGTTGCGACGAGCTGTTAGGAGCGATTACATCAAAGAGATTGCGTCACAAAAATCAGACAGAATTGTCCAAGCAGATTCTATCAGCGGCTCGATTACCTTTTGGGGATGGTGGATGGACTATTGGCCGCAGAGCGTCACAATCGACCGTGACGGCTTGTGTGGCAACAGCTCTCGTTACACACTTTGCGACACGCCCAGAGACGGATCTTGACATCATGGTGGGCTAGAGGTACAAGTACTGCGAGAATTCGCGCATGGGATTAAAAGAATTTTTTGTACCGACGACGGTTAAAGCCGCACCGGAGCAAACTACCAATGACATTGAAGCGGCCATTGCGCCGTATTATGCAGAACAAGCAAATCTGTTTTTTGCTGGCATTGCACAAGCTTCTCGATCAGAAGCAATGAGTGTGCCAGCCGTTGCACGATCTTTGGGAATTATTCAGACAATTGCATCTTTACCGATGCACACTCGCAATACCGCTACCGGCGAAAAAGTAAGTCAACCTCGCGTCATCAATCAGCCAGATCCACGCATTCCGGGAGTGACATTTTGGAGCTGGATTATTTCAGATCTCTTCTTCTTTCCGGCCGCTTATTGTTTAGTAACAGAGCGTTATCAAGACACAGGAAAAATTAGAGCAATGGAGCGCATTGCGCCAGAGCGAATCTCCATTACAACATCTGCCAATGGTTATGAAATTGATTCTTATCGAATTGATGGCACTTACATTGATCCAGCTTTCCTTGTTGTCTTTACCGGTACTCAAGAAGGATTGTTATCTCGCGCCGGCCGTACCATCCGAGCAGCTGCGGCACTAGAAAAATCCGCAATGAATTTTGCCGTTGAGCCAATCCCTCAAATGGTGTTGAAATCAAATGGCACATCATTGCCGGCAGATCGCGTTGCCAAATTGTTATCAGCATGGCGCACAGCTCGAGCCAATAAATCAACAGCATTTTTGAATGCGGATGTCACGCTTGAAACTCTTGGCTTTGATCCAAAGTCAATTCAATTGAATGAAGCTCGCAATTATGTTGCTCTTGAATTATCCAGAGCTTGCGGATTGCCAGCGTACTTCACCGATTCACAGCAATCGAGCTTTACCTACTCCAACGCTCTTGACAAAAGGCGCGACCTCGTTGATTTTGCTTTTAGAAATTACATGTCAATCATTGAGGAAAGACTTTCATTTCAGGATTTTACGCCACAAGGCAATCAGGTAAAATTCGATCTTGATGACTTCTTGCGCGGTAATCCATACGAGCGAGCCCAGGTGTATGACATACTCAACAGAATTGGCGCGATGAGCGTCGATGAAATCCGCGAAGAAGAGGACATGCTTCTATGAAAATCACAACACCAATGACAATCACGGCGGCAGACTCAAACGCTCGTACCATAACTGGACGCATCGTTGCATTTGAAGAAGTTGCAAACGCATCAACAGGCAAAGTCATTTTTGCAAAAGATTCTGTCGTACCGGCAGATGTAAAGCTCAACCTTGAGCATGATCGCACTCGTCCAATCGGAAAGACTTTATCGATGACAGTCAATCCAGATTCAATCGATGCAACATTCAAGATTGCTAACACGACAGCCGGATCAGATGCACTTGAAGAGGCAATGAGCGGATTACGCGATGGCTTCTCAATTGAATTGGCCGTGGATGAATACACGATGGAAAAGGACGGATCGATGCGCGTACTTGCAGGAGAGCTCACCGGAGTTGCACTTGTTACAGAGCCAGCGGTGCGATCAGCTCGCGTCGCCGAAGTAGCTGCAACAGAAGCCGAAGAAACACCAACAGATTCTGAATCGACAGTCGATGCAGAGAAAACACCAACAACAGAAGGAGACGAAGTGGACAACACCGTCACAAACGCGGATACCGTCGAGACGGTAGAAGCTGCTCAGTCAGTAACAGCTAGTGCAAAGCCAGCTGTCGGAGGATGGACTTCAAAGCCACGCTTAGAGTTCACAGCCGTGAAGTTGCTTGAAAACACAATCCGAGCATCACTTGGAAACGAAGATGCTCGTCAGTATGTATTAGCCGCGGCAGATACAACAGACAATGCAGGTCTCGTTCCTACACGCCAATTGACAACAGTTATCAATGGCCTTGCTAACACAACACGCAGCAACATCGATGCAATCTCTCGTGGGACATTGCCAGATGCAGGCATGACATTTGAGATCCCAAAGATCACAGTTCTGCCATCAGTTGCCGTAACAGCCGAGGAAGGCACTCCATCAAACACAGATCAGAATTCTGCATTTGTATCAGTTGATGTAAAGAAGTACGCCGGACAACAGACATTCTCTGTTGAATTGCTAGATCGCTCAAATCCTTTGTTCATGAATGAATTGATGAACAACCTTGCCGCGCAATACGCTAAGGCAACAGATACAGCCGTAAACCTTGCATTGTGCACAGGCGCAACAGCTGACTCAACAACAATCACAACCTATCCAACAGCTACCGAGCTTCTCGGTGTAATTGCTCGCGGTGCTGCGTCTGTTTACACAAACACACAGGGCTTTGCTCGTAACATCATTATGAACACTTCACAATGGTCAAATGTGATGACACTTAACGACAGCGGACGCCCTATCTATAACGCACAGGTTCCACAGAATGCTGGCGGCGTAGTTGCACCAACATCTGTACGCGGAAATGTTGCTGGACTAGATCTCTATGTAACAGCCAACACAGCTGCAACAACAGACACAGACGATTCAATCTTGATCGTCAATCCAGATGCTTACACATGGTACGAGGGACCTACTTACCAGCTACGCGCAGATGTCATTGCGTCTGGTCAAGTTTCAATCGTCATGTACGGCTACGGCGCAATCGCGACAAAGATCGCGGCTGGCGCATTTGGCGTAAATAAAACAGCTTAATCGCTGACAATCAATCATGGCCTAGTTCGCTCCCGAGCTAGGCCAGTCGTAGAAGGGAAGAGCTCATGCCATCCGTCATCACAGCTGCACAGTTGCGATCTGTTTTAGGTGTGAGCTCTTCTCTTTACAACGATGCTTATCTGGAGCAAATCATCGATTCTGGAGAGGCTGTAATTCTGCCGCTTCTTGTGGCAAATCAATCCGCCGTCGATGCTTACGAATTAAAAGACAATGTGGCTTATTTTTATTGCCCAAGAGTTCACAATTTTGTAACCGGCCAATCAGTCGTCGTCGCTTCATTGCCAGCACCATTTTCAGCAACATTCACAGTTGTTAAGGTTGGCGATTATTTCTTTACCGCTGCTCTTACAAATGCGGATGTGACAAAGCGACAGATCATTCCAAATGGCACAGCAACGCTTTCAGGCTATTCAGCTGCAACACTTTATGCAGCCAATCCAGCAATCGAATCTGCTATGTATGCCATCTGCATTGAAATCTTCCAGAGCCGAATCGCTGCCGGTGGGCAGATTGAAGGGCTCGATTTTGCTAGTACGCCATACAGGATGGGCCGCAGCCTTACAAATCGCGTGTCGGCTCTCTTACAGCCATTTTTAGATGTCGAAACGATTTGTCAATAATGCCAGCCTCATCCATCGCGGTTGATGTTCGCGGAGCTCTTAAAACAGCAATCACATCCGTAGCGGCTAATGTTTATGATTCTGTGCCGGAAGCACCAATGGTTCCTTTTGCAGCAATTGTCCCAGCTGCACCGTATCTTGAAACCGTGTTGATCGGTAAAGCTGCCGTCAAAGTAAAAGTCAATCTTGTCATCACTCTTGGCGTTGCGATGTATTCCAACGCAGCTGCACTCGATAACATCGAACAGCTCACAATAAGCATTTTGGCGGCATTGCCGGCAAACTACACATTGGGAAATGTGTCTAATCCAATCCCAGTCCAAATCGGTGCTTCTGAAATTCTCGCTTGCGAGATTGAAGTATCAACCTATTACACTCAAACAAACTAAGGAGAAATACTGTGCCAACGACCGTCATTACTGGACGCGATCTCGCATTGACGATCGCGACAGTTTCCTACGACGCCCAAGCAACGAGCGTCACACTTACAAATGAACACACAATTGAGACATACCAAACTCTTGATGGCCGCGCTTACAAGGCAATCGATGATTCTTGGACTCTCGATGTTGAAATGCTTGCAGACTGGGGAGCGACTGGATCACTTTGTGAAGCAATGTGGACAGCTTGCGAAACAGCACCAAATACAACCGTCGCAGCATCATTGACAGGCGCAACAGGCGCGGTCTTTGCATGCAACATTTTGCCGGTATTCCCAAGCGTGGGCGGATCAGCTCCGGGCGCGCAAACCGTCACAATGTCATTTCAAGTAGTTGGAACACCAACAGAAACATTTAGCTAAGAAAAGAATCGGGAGCAAAAATGAAACTCAACATCACAATTGAATACTTCTCTGGGGAGTCTGCAACCTATGTTGCAGCTCCGCCAGAGTGGTCAAAATGGGAATCAAAGTTCGGCAAAACTATCCAGCAAGCTGACTCAATGGGAGTCAGCGATTTACTCTTCTTGGCGTATAACGCTATGAAGCGAGAATCAGCCGGTAAAGCAATCAAGCCTTATGAAGCTTGGATTGAAACCGTTGCGGATGTAGAGGCTGGATCGGATAGCCCAAAAGTTATCCCGTCGGAAGCTTAAATCGACTACTTGTTGAGCTGGCCATCGCGACTCACATCCCGATGGAAAGTTGGCAGACGGCGGAGCAGGT